GGTAGAACTGCTGATAAAGCTGTAAGATTACTTAGAGCTGCTTATTTGCCAAAGGTGAAAACCAAACAACCTGTTGACCCTTCTAGCGGTTTATTGCCTGCCGGTGTTGTGAAGTATTTTGACGGCATAGGTAACACAGTGTTTGGGGATATGGTATCTAATACAGAAATATCTGCAGGAAGTGTTTCTACCGATCCTAACAGTGATTTGTTGGTTCAAAAAACTTTAAATATATCTTACCGAATTGTGCCTTACGGCAATGTTGGTGAGATTGTAGGAACAATTAATTTAAAAACCTCTAACAACTAATTAATATGGCTTCAATCATTAAAAATAAGAAAGCTTACGACAGCGGTGATGTTAATGTATTCATAAACGGTATTCCGATTAATGTAACAGAAATAAGCTATGAAACTGAGCAAGAACATCAAGTAAACCACACACTTCACAATGATGCTTCATCGTGGAGTAGAGGCAAGAAAACACATACCGGAAGTATTGGGTTGATGATGGAGGATGCTGTAGTTTTGGAGGATGCTGCTAATGGCGATTTGATTGGTATTCAACCTTTCGACATTAACGTTACTTACACAAATGAATTCAACAAAATAGTGAACGACACTATTACTGCTAAATTCATGAAACAAGGACGTGAAGTAACCGGAGACATGGGGCTTCAAAAACAATACGACTTATTCGTTTTAGACATTAAATATAATAACTTTTAAAAATAATCAAAATGGCAAAAGAGCAAACACTTGCAACGGGACTTATTAAAGTCTCTGAAGAATTAAAGAACGCTTTAATTCAAGAACACGGAAAAGAGAGTTTACGAATTCTCGAGTTACCTAAAGATGACTTGGAAACATCGGCATTAGAGGTAATTGTTAAAGTACCAAACAGAACTGTAATGAGTCAGTTTATGCGGTTTATTGACAACAATCCTAAGAAAGCTCAAGAGATATTAATTAGCAATTGCTTGTTAACATCAAAAGAGGAAGTGAATGCTGATGATGCATTGTTTATGGCCGCAGTCGGAGGAATTGGAGATTTGTTTCCTATAAGACAGGCTAGGGTAAAAAACTTATAAGCGGGCATTTCGGACTTAATCATCGAGATGACCGCGACACGATCAGGAAGGTTAACGCTCTTTTGACCTATTTCATGCACATACCTTTTCCGGAACAACTTTCGGACGAGGTGTGGGCTGAAAAATGGGAGCAGTTGAAATGGCTGGCGGAGAAAGGGCTATTAAGCAATAAAAAACTAGAGTTGTAATGTCAAGGATTTATTTAGATATAACAGGTCGCTTTGATTCGGCTTTTGGTTTTGCAGCCAAAAACATTATCGGTAGAGCTGTTAAGTGGAATCCTTACCGTTTTGAGAATTATGAAAGCCCTACGGACGACTTTGAAGATGTTACGTTTAAGTATGAAGATGTAACACTCAACTTTGCAGCCATGCCGTTTATCGACAAGAATAAGTCGGCATTTCATATTCCTCTATCAAAACCAACATCTCCTGATATTGACAACATAGTTGCTCCACCTCCTTTAATTACTTTCTCGAGAAAAAAGAACCTTGTAATTACAGAGTTAGAAGGAAAGGATGTGGAGGTAGTTGAACGGTGGAACACAGATACCTACGATATACGAATGAGAGGTATTTTGGTGGACATGAAAAACCACGACTATCCTTCAGACCTTGTAAGAACCCTACATAAACTATTTGGTTTTAATGGGATAATAGAAGTGTCCGGTACCCAATTTTTTGAAAAGGATATACATTCTATTTACATTAAAGAGTATGAAATATCGGGAGTTGCAGGTTATGCTGATACGGTTCAATATACAATAGTTGCTAAAGCTACTTCTGATGTTGATACTGTTTTGCAGGATTTGAATATTAATTTATTAAATCAACCATTATGATTAAGTTAATTATGGCATTACTATACTTCAATATGAGTTGTCAAATAAACATTGGCAACATTCAGTTCAATACGGCTAATGCTGTTGAAATTAATCAATCTATTCAAGAGCTTAGCGATAAAGCAAAGATTATTTTGCCACGTAATGCTAGAAGATTGTTGATTGATGGAGTTGAAAGAACGCTGGAGAAAAGAAATATTACTGATTATATAAAGGTAGGAGACCCGGTAAAAATTCAACTAGGATATGACGGTGAAAATTATACAGAGTTTGAGGGGTACGTAACTCGACTATCTTCTGATATTCCAATTGAAATTGAATGTGAAGATGAGATGTATAAACTCAAAAAAACAACATTTAATACCACACTTAAAGATGCAACATTATTGGACTTACTTAAATTAATTGCTCCCGGTTATACTTATGAAGTAATTGATGATATTAAACTAGGTAAGTTCATTATTGAAAATGCTAGTGCTTATGAAGCATTAGAAGCTTTGCGTAACGATTACTTGATGCACAGTTATTTTAAAGGGAAAACATTGGTAGTTGGATTTCCTTCTTCTTTTGCACCGCAAGAAAAGCTTGTTTATAATCTGAAACATTTAGCCTCTAAAAAAGAGTTAGAATTTGTTAAAAAAGAAGATGTAAAACTTCAAATTAAAGCAATTAGCAATAATTCTGATGGTAGTAAAAAGGTGGTTACTGTTGGGGAAACAGGAGGTTCTGTAAGAACGCTCAATTTTATGAATAAATCAGAATCAGATCTAAAAAAGTTAGCAGAATCAAATCTAAACAGCTTGAGTTTTGATGGGTGGCAAGGCTCAATTAAAGCAATAGGCAGACCATCTCCAAAAGCAGGGTACAGTTGTGAATTGGTAGATGATGAATACACCGAACGCACAGGTGTATATCTTATTGAAGGTGTAACTAAATTATTCAATGGTTCGGATGGTTATAAAAATGTAATTAAGTTGAGTTTAAAAATATCTTAGGATATGAAATACAGTAATATGAATTTAGATTATGGCATGATAGCACTGAATGCGACTAGTGTAACAGCCTTAGCACTAAGTTGGATTGGAGACAACCTTAATACTGCAGGAGGTTTTATGGTTATGTTGTCTATTGCAGCTTTAAACTTTGCGAAAGCATTTAAAGAATATAAATCCGGTAAACAAACTAATAAACCAACAAACAATGAAGAAGAATAATTTTAAATTTAGCAAAAGAAGCCAGGACAATCTTAATACTTGTCATCCCGATTTGCAGCTTATTGCAGATATGGCTTTGGCTGTCTCTCAAATTGATTTTGCAATTACTGAAGGAGAAAGAACTGCTGAACGTCAACAAATGCTTTTTGACACAGGTAAGTCTAAAGTAAACCCAAAAGCATATACGCCTGAAGTATTAATTACAAAAGGAAAGCATATCACTAATGAATTTAGAAAAGAGAGTTGGGCTTTTGATTTTGTTGCCTGCGTTCCGGGTAAACCAAATTTATCTTATGATGTGAAGCATTTAATGTACTTAGTTGGCGTTTTCACGGCTTGTGCTGAGTATTTATACAATAAAGGATTAATTAAACACAGAGTGAGAAGTGGTGCAAATTGGGATAGGGATGGTGAGTTGGTTTATGACCAAACATTCTTTGATGCACCTCACATTGAAATAATAGAATAACATGGCTGGAATATTAGATTTTCTAAAAAGCAACACAGTAGATGCTATCGGTAAGGTGGTTGATACTGTTATTACGAACGATGATGAAAAAAGCAAAGCTAAAAAAGAGCTTACTGAAGTAGTTTTAAAATCACTAAACGAAGTTGCTAACGTGCAAGGAGAGGTGATTAAAAAGGAAATGGAAGGCAATTTCTTACAAAGAAGTTGGCGACCATTATTGATGCTTACGTTCGGGACTATATTAGTTTGTAAATGGTTTGGCTTAACTGATGGAAGCATTGATAATGAACTTGAATTAAAGCTCATGGATATTGTTCAGTTGGGGTTAGGAGGTTATGTTGTTGGGCGTTCGGTGGAGAAAGTAGCCGGAACAGTAACCGCTAATATTGATATACCATTTTTAAAAAAGAAAGATAGAAATGGATAGTTTGAGGCAACTCATAAAGCAAATGATTGGTAAGCAATTACCTTTAACTATATCTTCAGGGAAAGTAGATAGTGTTGATGGTGATACATGTACTGTAAAGCGTGACGGGTTGGTTGATTTAACTGATGTACGATTAAATGCTATTGAGGGAGCTAAAAACTATTTAAGAATAATACCTAAAGTAGGTAGTGATGTTTTGGTCGGGTTGATTGAAAACAAAAGAGAGCATTCAGTAATACTATCATGTTCTGATGTTGAAAAAGTAGAGTTGAAGTACGATAATGGTACTACTATGGATATTACAGAACAGGACATTGTAATTAATGGCGGTCAGTTGGGAGGTTTAACCATTACGCCTAAGTTAGTGGATGAGTTAAACAAAAACAATGATTTGTTAAATGCTATTTTAAATGTAATTACAGGAGCTCCAATTATGGAACCGGGAAGTGGAAGTCCTTCAGCTTTACAAGCTTCACTTAGTGGAGCTGTTGCAGGTAAGCCTGTTGGAGATTTTTCACAAATTGAAGATACAAAAGTGAAGCATTAATGGCTAAAAGAACTGACATATTGTTGGATGATGACAATGATTTAATCATTACAGCTAAGGGCGACTTTGATTTTGGAGATGCAGATAACCAACATGTGGGATTAATATTTGAAGCTCAAAAAGGGGAGATTAGACCAAAACCAAATTTAGGCTTTGGTGCAATGAACTATCTGAAGAAGATATTTAAGAAAAGAGACTTCTTTAGAAACTTAAAAGTAGAGTTGGAAAAGGATGGTTATTCCGATCCTGACATTACAGTTGATTTTGAAACAGGAAAACTAAATATTGATATTAACTAATGGCTAAAAAGAGATTTATAAACAACCAAACCGCTATTGATGCTGCTATGTTAACATACGGCAGACAAGAGGCTGTGTTTTTGTTGCATTCTACTAATGCCAATATGGTTGATACAACCAAAAAAGTTCCTGAAGTAAATATACCCGGAAATGTAGCAGCTAAAGAAATTGCTTTTGACGAGCAAAACCGAATGTATGATTTAACAGTTGACCAAGCTATGGGTAGAGCTACAGGAAGTTTAGCAACAGGAGGCAATGAAACTGAGCAGACATTTGTAACGCAGCGTGGGTTTAGTTCAGGATTTAGTATTGGATTTAAGTGATGTTGTTTTTTTGGTTTATACAGATTGTTTTAATGACTATTAAAAAAGAGAAATATGAGTGATTCTATTAACGACATAAATAACGACATTGATGCGAAGATTTATGTCAATTCTAATGGAGAGATAACAGAGACAGTACTTAACGCCTTGCTTAAACGCATGGCTACATTTACTAATAATAGGTTGCCTTTAGATGGTTCTGCACCTATGACAGGAGAATTGAATGTAGATGGTAAAGGAATTAAGCTCTCTGAAGTAGCAGGTAAAATTAATCGGGTTAGTGTTGTTGGTGATGATGTGGTGTTTACAGGCGATGGTTTTATTATCATATCTAATTTGAAGGGATTGAAAGTGGATAAGAACATTGAAGCTTCAGGAGAAATTAGAAGTATTGATTCTGCTCTTGTATTACAAAAAACAGGGTTAGGCAAAGTTAGTATGTCTACAGTAGGACTTACGGGAGATTGGGAAGCTTTATTTCCAAACAAAAACATTACTGTAGCAGGATTAGATGATATTGATGTAGCTATTGCAGCCTTGGTTGACAGTTCTCCTGCTGCTTTAGATACACTCTTAGAACTTGCTAATGCATTAGGTAACGACCCAAATTTTGCCACAACAGTAAATAATGCTATTGCTGCTAGGTTAAAATTAGATGGTTCTACCCCTATGACAGGTGATTTGGATATGACAACTAATAATGTTGCTATCAAAACAAACAAGATTAAAACTACAGCAGCTTTATTAGAATGGTATTTAGGTTTAGATAAATTAGTACATGATTTTAGTGCTATAGCTGGTGGTTTGGGTAGTTATCTGCAAACATGGAGGGCAAAAGCTGGTACAGTTGCTCATTTGGATGATATATCATATCAATTTGCTGCATCAGATGAAACATCAGCTTTGGTAGCAGATGGAGCAACGGCAGTTTATACTGATTACATGGCAGTACCAATCGCATTAGCATCTGTAATGATAAATGTAAACACAGCACCAACAGGAGATAATATTGTTGTTGACATCCATAAAAATGGAACTACGATATTTACAACACCAATTTCTATTGATGCAACAGAAAACACAAGCCTAACAGCTGCTACTCCTTATGTTTTAGATGGAACTATTTCTTTTGCAGTTGGAGATAAAATTGAATGTTTTGTTACACAAGTAGGTAGCGCAATTGCAGGTGCAGGTTTAAAAGTTAAATTATTGCAATGAATGTAATTAATCCATATAAATATAATGCCACGCCTTATAGTACCAAATATTTTGATTTAGATGGTTCAAATGAATATTTTAGAATAAATAATAATGCTGCTCTAAATTCTATTATACCGGGAGTTGGTGATTTCACAATGATTTTTCAAATAATAAAAAAAGTAAAAACAAGTAGAGAAGATTTATTTGGTGATATAGCTTCTGGTTATACGGTTTATCCTTATATGTCATTTAATAATTTAAAAATAAGTTTACTTATGAATGGAGGTAGTACTTATGTTATGGATATGACAAGTGGAAATATATCTACAATAGGTAATAAGTATTGGATAGCCATAAGAAGAGATTATGCTAATGCAGCTAACAATAGTATTAGAGTAAATGGAGTGGAAGCTACAATAAGCAGTACTATTACCAATAATTTAAGTATAGATCCTACTCCAAATACTTATTGTTTAGGTAATGGTAATGGTTTTTATGGCGAAGTAGGATTAATACAATTTCATGCAATAGATAAGTACTGTACAAATTTAGAGTTGGATGCTATTTTTGCTGGAGGAGTTGGACAAGACCCAAGAAATGTTTTAAATGGTTCTGAGAATATTTGTTCATTCGGAGCATCTAAAGCATTTTGGGACGGTTCAAAATATGATGTTACAACTGGAAATGGTTATGTGTGGAATAGTTTAAATGTAGAACAAACAGATTTGAAAAATTTATAATGAGAACATTTGAGGTAATAAGAAACCAAATAGTAACTAAAAAGAATGAGTTGCTACCACAGCTAAATAGTAATTCTGCAACTGCTATATGGTGGTTATGGGCTAATATTGCTGCTACTGCTATATTTACATTTGAACAAATATTTTATACCGAAAAAGCAGCACTAGAAAAAGAAACAGAAGCTAAACGCTACGGTAGTATTAATTGGTATGCTTTGCAGGTATTGAAATTTCAATATGGAGATGTTTTGGTGTTTGATAGTGAAACAGGGCTTTTCGCTTATCCGGTTATTGATGAAAGCAAAATGATAATTAAACGTGCTGCAGTAAATGAAGGCATACAAGATAAGGAGCTTTTAATCAAAGTTGCTAAATATGATGTTAATGATGAACTTGTACCATTAGATACTCCTGAAATAACAGCTTTAAACGCCTACTTAAATGATATTAGGGTTGCAGGTGTAGATTTTCAGGTTTTAAGTATTCCGGGTGATGTTATTGATGGAGTTGCAGACATATATTATGATGCTAACTATAATTTAAACGATATTCAAACAGCGATTAATGATGCTTTAACCGAGTATCGTGATAATTTCTCTTTTAACGGCACTTTGTTAAAGAATGATATAATTGATGTTATTAGAGATGTTGATGGCGTTACAGACGTTTATTTTAACACATTAACAGGTCAAACAGGAGCTTTGCCAGCTGTAACAATTACAAGAGATTACAACACAACTGCAGGTTACTTTAATTATCAAGCAAATTGGATAACTAATTGGAATTTTATACCAAAACACACTAATCCGAACGTTTAATGGTTTTCTATGTATTTTTAATATTTGATTACATTAAGCAGTACTTAGGCAGGCTGTTTAATCGTGAGAAGCAACAGAAGTGGGTTTACTCATTTATGTTTCCTCTTATGCTCTTATGGACAGATTTTGACCTGTGGAGGCGTAAAAGGTACTACATAATAAATATAACCGCTCAGGTAATTAGTTTAGAAGGCTATTTAAATGACACTTATGACACTATTTTAAGGCGTATTTATATAGCTGCTGCACCTGAAGGGTATAAAGGTATTTATGTAGCCTTAGAGCAGGAATTAAGCCCATTTGTGTGGGCAGGCTTAGAGAGTGAAGGTGTAGGCGTATTTGTTGGTTCTCCAGCTGATGCTACTAATAATTTTATTGTACATGTGCCATTGGCTCTCCAACCACAAGAAAACAGCATAGTAGCGGCTGTAAATCAGTTTAAAACATCAGGTAAAGGCTTTGTGATAAAATATTTCTAG